AATTTTGTCGAGTTCTCTCAACATGGACTGTTCTAATACTCTCTCAGGGGAGTCAATTGAACTTCTGATCGCTTCAATATCTTCTTCACTGAATGTCGCGCCGGTGACTAATTGAATATAGCCACCATTTTTTATCAAACCCGAAATTCCTTTGGCAGCCGCAGCAAGACTTGTCGAAGAGAAAAAACCGGTTAATCTCGAATAGTTAATTGACACAGCCAAGGCAGGACAATAGAAGTCAATCAATATATCATCTGCATCAGAATCGTAAGCGCTTTTCAGTGGAAGATCACGGAGGCTCATTGATCCTCAATTGCTCCTTGACTCTCCAACAGTCTCAACAATTAAGAAAACATCAAATCGACAGTTGAACCGGGTCATACCTGCATTTATCCTCCGCATTTGTGAATATTAACCGTTCAGAATTTAAAAACTGTGTTAATCTAAGATACACTTAGGAGGCACGGTTTTCGTCTTGTATGTCCCAGAACAAGTACGCTTTTGTTTGCATCAACATGCCAACCAGCTTAACCAGTTTAGCCAATTTGTTTGCGTCAGCATTTTCGACGGCTATCAGGTAGTCAGATGTTTTCCCGAAAGGTTTGTGTCGACCTGCCGTGAATTCTTTTTTGAATCGAGGATGCTTGTTCTTGGCGAATAGCTCTTTCAATTCTTCAATTTTCGCTGCCTCTGAAAGGTTGAGCTTTTCCAGAACATAGCGCTCACTGCTGAGAAGTGGCAAATCGAATCCGAGTCTTGAAAGCAACTCCGCAATCTCAACAATGGATTCCAACGGCTTCTGTTCCACGACTTTTTTTAGTCCCGCCTTTTCCGCGAACGGATTGTATTTTGCCATGACTGCAACAATTTCAACGTAAGGTGTTCCAGCTGAGGCGAGTGTTTCTCTTATGATTTTGGCTCCTAGTCCTATTGTTCGGTATTTTGGGTGGATGACTACGCGGTTGATTATGCTGAGTTTTTGGTTTAGTTCTTTCATGGTCATGTGTGGTAGGACTTGGCGGCGTCCGAAGCAGGTTGGGGGTGGGTAGCAGTAGATGATTACTCCGCAGAGTTCTTCTCCGCGGGTTAGGCGGAAGATTTTGCGTGGTCCTGCGACTAGGTGTCCTCGGTAGTGGAAGGTGCTGAGTTTGTGCCAGTCGCTTATGGTTCCGGGTTCGATTCGCATTTCTCGGATTAGGCTGCATTCGGCTGCGGGTTTGTTCTCAGAATAGCTAATCTGGATTTCTTGACCGAACCGCTTGTGCACGTGGACGCTTGGCGCCAAATCCTCCAGCAGGTCGCTGTGGGTGGTTGCGGCTATGACTGCTTTGCCCTGTTGCCTTGCTATTTTCTGCAGGTTAAACGCGATTATCTTGGCTGTGTCTCGGTCGAGGCAGGCGGCGAATTCGTCCATGAGCCACCACTGTTTGCCGTATTCGATGAGTTTGGCGATTCGGTAACGGTATTTCTGTCCATCGCTCAGTTGCCCATATGTACGTAGGAAAAGGAAGGCGTCGTTTAAACCGACTTTGCTGAGTAGTTCTAAGCCTTCTTCAACTGTGGCGCCAACAGTTTCGATTAGCGGTTTCTCGGTGTCGATTGTGACTTCTGAGAGGTCAACAGCTTCGTCGCCAAGGTCTTTCCGCAATGCTCGTAGTAAAACCGACTTGCCGCTTCCGCTATCCCCGGTAATATAGACAATGTCTGTTGGAGCAATCTTCAACTCCGTATCCAGAACCGTGAATTTCTGAGCCTGATCAACGCCCAACCCGAAGGCTTCAGCAACAACAAGCGCACGAGGCGTAAGCTTCACCGTCGTCTCATAGGATATGGTGAAGCTGAACTTGCCCTGTTCACGGTCGTAAGTTCTGCAAACCCTTCTAACCTTGAAAGGCTCGTTTCGGTCTCTCAATGCGTATCCCCCATGACTTTGCGTTTCGCCAATTCCTTCCTGATTTTTGTCAAGCGTTTGGCTGCTCTCGGAACAACTGAGAGGAATGGTTCAGGTCCCATCGCAACAGTCGAATAACACGCCAAAGCCAAACTCCAAAATACGTCGTCATGCGTTCCGTTGGGATGACTGAAACCAACAGCTCCATCTTTCCTCAACTCGTAGCGCTCCACGTTCAGCTCAGTGCAGATGTCCCCTCGGTAAGGTCGATCCCAATTCAGAAGCGGGTAGAAGAACCGTTGGTCCATCATTCGTTGCTTGAGCAGGGATGCCATTTCGCTTTTTCTGGGTACGCTGAAGTTGACGCCTTCGGCGTTGTTTATGCCAGCGTTTTCCATGTCGCTGATTATGCTTGGGCCTTCTCGGGTGAAGTCTACTCGGATTTTCTGGAATCCACCCCAGCGGTCCTGAACGGCTTTGATGTAGCCTAAAACGTGGGCATATTTTGTTGGCTGCTGGAACACCTTCAAATGCCTAAGCAACAGCCGATCATTAACCCGCTCAACAACAGCGAAAACACAGTAGTCTCTTGTCTGGGCAAGGTCTAAACCACCAAAAAACTCCCCTTCATAATTCGATTCAGGGTTGAATTCTTGCAGGTCTTCCCCGCAACTCTTCACAGTACCAATACAAGACACGATTAAGCTTTGAGCGAGCCAAACATCCTCGTCCTCAGCCCATTCTGCCTCCATCTCACGACGCCAACGGGCAGGGTCATCGCCGAATTGGCGCTTGATTTTTTCAATTATCTTTACGTTCAAAGGACCGTCTGGGTCAAGCGCCTTTTCCCAGCTAAAGTGATGCCGAGCAAAATCGCTAAAGTCCTTATGATTGCACATTTTCCAAAATAGAGAATCCGAGTTGAACGGTGTGCTGCTGGCAATTAATTTGCCATTGGTCGTTCCTAAGGTGAAAAGTATTGCGTCATAGAGTTCGTCTGCATTGGCGGTGAAGTTCATTTCGTCGTTCCACACACGATGGAACGTGTTGCCCCTCACCGTATCAGGATTATTTGGGAAAGCTTCAATGACTGAACCGTTAGAAAACGTGATTCTGGTCTTCTGCACGTGCACCTCGCTCGAGGGAAGGTTACGGCAAAAACTCGCAACTCTCCTAATGTTAAGTTTGGTCTGTCTCCAGCTGGGACCAATAAACCCAATGTAAAGGTCGGGGTTCTCGTAAGCATCCTCCAGTAGCAAAGCCCCAATCGACGTGCTCTTCCCCGTCTGCCTCGGCCAACGAACAGCCAAAAACTGGTTCTCACGGTAAAGCTTAGCAAGCTCCAGCTGATACCAGAAAGGCTTCAACCTGCAAACGTCGACGAAGAATTTTGCTGTGTCGCCTTTGACTTCGTCAACAGCCGCCTTCTTTGAGGATTCAAGAGCCTCAGCGGTCTCTCGAAGGTTCTGCCGCTGCTGTTCGTAATCGGCTTTATGCCATGTTCTTGGGCTTTGCTGCTTCTGCAAGCTTTTGCCTCAACTCCAAAACCTCAGCCTCAAACCCTCGGATGTCGACGTACTCGGCGAAGAGTTCCTTGTAGATTTTCACACCCTGGATAATGCTGCGCAAACGCATGGTCTCAGCCTGATCCAATCCAGGAGTTTCTAAAGCCTTCAAAGCCGCACTTAATGTCTTGAGCGCCTCCTCAACGCTCGGAAGCTCTGTTGGTCTTTGTAAGCTGGTAGTTGTTGTTCGCTCTGATTTGCCCTGAACAACAACATCTAATCCTAAACGCGCAATCTTCATCCGCACACAATCACGCGTTTTACCCAAGGCTTTGGCTATCGCTCGGACTGACCTATTTTCCTGAAGCATTTGCTGAAGCTGCTTTTCCTCTTCAACAGTCCAAGGTTTGCCTTTCGTCATTTCCGCTCACGCATCCACAAGTAGCACAGAGAGAAGCCTAACAGAAACCCACCCAGCCACGATGCAGCCCAGAGAAGCCAAACCCAAATCATCCAGTCTCCTTCCTCAACGAGAAAAAGACTCTTCGACCCTTGCCAATCTCCTTGTTAAGCAGCCCACGGCCAGCGAGTTCGTTCATAATCTGGCTTTCCACAGCACGCTGTCTGCCTGTCATCTGGGCGACGTCGGAGCTTGTGGCTGGTCTGCCGAGTTTACCGAGAGCATTCAGGCTTGGCAGGAATTTGCTTGAGACCTGAACCTGCACTTGAGGCATGGCGCTGACTTTGGCGTCTATGATGTCGAGTTTCTTGAGGACCTTCTCGAAAGCCGCTCTGATTTCGAAGCTTCTCATTGCCGTTTCCCCATAACAACAGAAGTCGTCAAACTCCCCACAAGACCAGAGATGACAGCAAGAAGCTCCATGCTCACCTTGCCGCCAGAAAGCACCAAGTACATTCCTTCGAGGATGATGGCGCCGACCAAAGCGATTATCAAGCCAACCATTCCCCAGACAAAGCGTTCTGAAGGCGGAACAGTCACCCGCCTAAACCTTCTTGCCCTCGTCCTTGAGGTCCTCGTAGTATCAGCTGGGATGCTCTCGGTATTACCCTCAGAAACCAGCATAACTCGCGTGAAGCGTTCTCGGACAAAGCGCCTGAGCTTATCGAGCGTCTCGTTTCACCTCAAATGTTCTGCCTCTAATCTGGAAGCGCCTTAGGTAGTGGTGGCAGCGTCCCATCATGAAAGCAGCCTGACAAAGCCGAACACGATCAACATCCAAAATCGCATGCTGAACAACACACACGTTCTCAACCGTGCCAACGGGAATAATCGTGGTATCAACTTGGCCATAATCTGCAACTGCCGTGAAGACCCAGAGACTCGCAACCATGACGATGTGCTTGCTCCGCTTCCCAAACAACCCAATGAAAACGCCGTAGCTTTTGACTGGGCTGTCGATGACTGCTCCAGGAACGCCTACCTCTCGTAGTTCTCGGACGGTTTCGATTTTGCCTCGGCTAGCATCCAGCCAGTCGACGCAGATTAGGTCGCCGGGTTTAACCTGTTCCAAAGCTTTCAGAACCGCCTTACTCACGTGGTGCTCTCTCCATGGCGGCAACGCGATTCTCAACGGCTTCGCTGATGTCCTGCAGCAGGTCCTGCTGAGTTTGGTCTGGCAGTTTCAAGACTCGGGTTTCGACTTTTTCCCAGATGTTGGTCCATTTCTTGCGCAGGTGCGCTGATTTTACGTAGCTTTTGATTTTTTCCATTCTCTCCATTTTCCTCAACTCCTTTTGTTAACGGGAATCCCCAAAAAAGAGGGGAACAAACTATGCGAACGTGAAAGTCAATCTCCACTCAATAGTCAAAGGAACAGCCGTGTTCACTACAAACGCCGTAAAGTCTCCGTCAGCAGCGCTCAATCGACTGAAGAACAAGGGATTTTCAATAGTAGTGTTGTTTCGTGACCAGCCGAAAGCTTGCAAACTGCTGAAGCTGGATGCGAAAGCAAGGAAAAGCCCGACCTCTGAAACAGTAATGGCCGTTAACGATCCAGCGTTCCAAGTTGCCGTCCATGAAATCCTATACTGCCCACCTTGAGGCGAAGACGTTGTTCCAGCTTGACTGCTTGGCACGGTCGAGACAGGAGTAGTTAGACCTGTTACAGTTCCCGTGGTTGCGTTTCCACCAGTGCCTAACCGAATGTAGCTGTTGCCCGATGGAGTGAAGTTGTAGCTCGATAAGCCGCCAGTTGAGGTGCCGCCGTAAGTAATGCTTGACCATGAAAGCAGATTAGTTACAGAAATTAATCCCTGGTTAACGATGTGCCCTTTGCTTTTCACTTTCAGTTTTCTATTTTCGCCTTCACCCTCGTAAATGCGGATCTCGTCTTTGATGACAACTCGGTCTCCAAACGTGTTCCTCAAGCCCAAACCGTTCTGCAAGAACTGCTTAATGTCCCAAATGGCTGCCCGTACAGCGTTCCATTCCTCGTTCGTTAGCGGTCTTCTTGGTAATCCAATCATTTTCTTTTCTTCACCTCCCTCATGAATTCGTAACCGTGAATGATTCAACATAATGCAGGGATTCTTCGAGGGTCTTGTTCACCGAGAACAGAATCATTTCAGCCCGAACAAGCTCCTCCCCGTAAGCGGAGCAAGCACCCATAATCAGGGCTTCAGAATAGCAAACTTGCTCCTTTAAGTAGCCCTTGATGTAAGCTATCATTCCGCCCTCTTTGCCGATGAACGCTGGATGAGGATTTCCCGCAAAACCCCTAACGATTGTGGCTGTCATGGATTCTTCACCACGATTGCCTCAGCTCTTGAAACTGCCTCGCCGATGCATCTGCCAACATCCTTGTCAACAAGCGCCTGTTCTGCTCGGTTGACTGTTGATTCCTCAAACAAACCCCAATTCAGAAACACCAAATCCTCGACTCGACCCAAAACCCAATCCAAAACCATAGCGTCAGCAGTGCAGATGTCTTCTGCAGTTGTCAAATAGCCATCTTCGACGTCGATGATGATGTACCCAAATTGGCAGTCATCCTCTGGAGGCGCCTCTTCTCCGCCGCCTGTTGGGGTATTGTTCAAGCCGGAGTCTTTCGCTGATAATGCCGCTTGATAGGCCACTAATGCGTCAGCAAGCTTGAAACCTCGGTTTTGGAACTGGACATCGGTCTTGACGCCTCTCGCTGAGTAGCTGAATTCTACGCTCTTGACTTCCCCGTAGTACTCGTCCAAACCAACTTCTGTGTTGGTGATTGAAGCCATGCAGTACAAGTCAATGGGAACAATGTTTTTCGTTGTTAGAGCGATTTCTTTAGTGAGCTCCTTGTACTTCTGAAGCAAGCCCTCAGCTTTAGCCTGGGTTGCTTCTTGGGTCGATAGGCTTGTGTCTTTGAACGTCTTGTCTCGGCGCCAAAAGTTGCTCTCGCTTGTCGAGTCGTGAGCAGTGTACTCGTAAGGTGTCCCTGAAGAGGTTTTGCCAACCTGATGTACGTAGTTGACCACTTCGTCGATGTCGCGGTTGCTGATGTTGAACTGGTCGCTTTTGCCCTTGAAAGGAATACTGCTCTGGCTTCTTGCAAGGCTGAAAGGGTAGAAGTAAACAGTCTTGTTGAAGTCCACACCCCAAACGAAGACATTGGCGTCTGCAAGCTCCTTGACAATCTTGGAGACCGTCACGGCATTGTATTCTGCAGAAGTGACCACGCCATCCAGGACGTTATCGGACCAGAAAACATCTTCAAAATAGGTCTTAATCAGGTCCTTGATTATGTAACCGCAAGTTTTGTTGCTGTAGACTTTGTTGTAAGCCTCTCGGTAATCCAGCCGCTTGGCGTAGCCTTTGCCGCTCTCAATCTTCAAGCGTGAAGGCGGATAGGTTCTCTCAGGAGCTTCAATGTAGCCGCGGAAAAGCAGATAAAGAATCGCCTCTGTCCCTGCCCTGATTTCAATCTCGGATTTGACGCTGAGCTCATCGTACTTGTTGCCCTCATTCTTAACCGTCAAAGAGGCTTGTGGATGGCTGCCATCGCGAAGTGAAACCTGAAAATCAATCACATCATCGGTTATGACTCGCTTATCCGTGCCCGTGACTGCACTCACGATTGCTTTGGCTTTTCTGGTTTGATTCCCGAAGACTATTAGTGACTTAGCGTAGAACTCGATTGAATCTGAAGCGTTAGCTTTGGCACTGAAAGCACATCGCAAGGTTTCGGAAAGGCTTTGGTCACACCAGTCGCTTGTCTCCCAGACTGTCGAACCATCTGAAGCCAACTTTACTGAGAGGGCAACGAGCAGCTTTGATGTGTTGTTTGCGTAGGGAGTTGCTTCCATCTCTACGATGTACTCGGTATTCAGCGACCAAGAAGCAGCGGAAGTGTTGGTTTTGGGCGTGTAGTTCTGGGATACGACAAACTTGAATTTGTTGTCCGCAGTCGTTACATAGATTGTGGCTACCCACATGCCGTAAACTTCGGTTCCCAAGAAATGACCGTCACGCACGTCCGGAGAAAGCAGATAGAAGTAGAATCCAAAGTCGGTTGGCTTTATGGCTACTCGGATTTTGAAGGGCACTTTGAACTCGGCACGGCTCATCAGGTTCAAGCCGCCCCAGCCGTTAGAATCTGCAGCTGCACCAAAACGGCAACCATTGACCGTTGGCTCTATCATTCCATCGGTGAATTCGACGCTGCTGTTTTCTCTGGTTAGGAAAGAGAACCATTTTCCCCTGTCCGGAGGATACCCTGCAGTGCCAACAAATGAGTCTTTGAAGAGCACGTTCTTGTAGTCAGCCATTACTCGAAACCTCCGACGTCGTCAACTGCGAAAAAGTAGTTCTGAGCCTGAGACTTGGTGACCGCGAATTTTATCTTGTCAATCTGTCCCCAGTCTAAGGCGCCGTAATTTGTGAAATCGGTTTTATGAATTCTAAGCCTCAACCAAGAAGACGCAACAGTAAGCAGAGCCTTGAAGTCGAAAGTCGCATTATGGGCGCCTTCTGCGATTGTGATGATTGCGCTGTTGAAAGCTGAGATGTTGTCCATCAGCCATGCGAAGCTTATCCAGTCAAAATCTTCCAAGTCAATTTTGTCGACTGGCTCGTAAGTCCCGTTCACTTCTTCAGAAGGATCGGCATTGTGGCTCACTTTCAGGCAGCCCGACCCCTCAAGGGGAGTAGGCGAACTAGTCACAATGGCAACCGTTGCGCCTGATGTAGAACTTGACAGACTGGTTATGTTGTCGCATGAATTGACCTGCTTGAAAAGGCTCTCTTTCAGAGACAAGCTGTATCTTAGTACGTTCACGCTTAGCTTGGTCAATCTGACTTCCTTGATGAAAACAGCGGTCTGAGCGGCGTCAGAATCCAGTTTCAAGCTGTTGCCTAACCGCTTGTAACGTTGGAGCTGACGAAAATCGTCAAACCTACTTGATCCTTGCAGTATTCCAGACAATTCGATGGCTGAGGCAAGCTCGCCTAAGTCCTGGCTGCTGGAACCTCTGGCCGCTGGCAAGTCCACATCTTCAAGCCGTTTCTGATCTGAGAAGCTAAGCCCACTCACCACGCCAAGATTCAAATCGCCAAGAGTCACGGTCATTTTGGTCACCTCGGCACAAAGAACGTCTGAGCCTTCAGGTCAGAACGGATAATCCTGCTCAGATGGTCGTAGACTTCCTCAGCGAATTCTCGCGGGTCCTGACTTTGCGTGTTTATGCTTCCTTCTGGAAAGTTGAAAGTTGGTGCAAGAACTAACGTCTGAGAAGTGGCGCTTGGATTACTCTGCATTTTGTTTAATGGAATAACTGCTTCTGCTCCAGCTTCACCTATCAAAGCGACGGTTGGCTTGGTAACAACTCCGCCTTCAGCAAACTTTGGCAGCCAAGAACCACTGAAAAATCCACTTATTGCGTTACCTACTCCGCCAAGAGCCTTGCCAACACCACCGAAAAAGTCGCCGATGGGTTTGAGGATATTGTTGTAAGCCCAGCTGAGAGCATCAACAACTGGTTTTATGAGCGTGTCATAAGCCCACTTGAGACCGCCCGCAAAAGCGTTCCAGGCACTGAGCAAGGCGCCTCCCACAAATTTGCCGAGAGGAACAAGGACATTATCCCACAGCCACTTCAGCCCATTGTAAACAGTGTTCAGGGCTGCTGAAAGCACGTTCCAAACAGCAACCAGCGAATTCCAGTAGCCGATGAAGATGGTTGCAACGAATTTACCGAGAG